AACACTTTTGTGCGTCCGTTAAGAACACCAGCAAACAAGTTGCCTGTATCATCAACATTTAGGTTAGCAGAAATCGCTGGTGTATAGTCCAACATTCCAGCTGCAGCAAGTGCAGTAGCAACATCAGATGAACACATGATTACGTTACCTTTACCTCTACGAGTTTGTTTCGCAATGGTGTTAGCTTCGCGCTCAATCTGTACCATCAAGCCTTTAAACTTCTCAACTGACCAACGGCCGTCTGCATCAGATGTTAGGTCGAATACGCCTTTTACTGTACAGTTGCTTGTTTGAGCACCGTTTTTAGCTTGTGAGTTGATTGTACGGATAACTTCACGGTTAATTTCCGCTAAGATTTCTGTAGACAAGATGTTAGCTAATTCTGATTCAGCATCCAAACCGTGGATTGCTTTCAAGTCTTGAGCTAGTTCTAGTGAGTACTCAGCTTTCAAAGCACGTGACTTAGCTGTCACAGTTGCTTTTTCAATTGAGAAGCCCATTTCGTTGAATGAGTTACTAGTTGTATCGCCAAGAGCTTCAGCTGAGTCTGTACCCATACCAGTACCAGTGTGACCAGTTACACGATCAGAATCGATTGTGTGTGGTGAGTTAGGATTGCCTACATCTAAACCAGATGGACCAGCAGCACCGTTTGCACCAGCAACTTGTGTACCAGAGAATGCTGTGTCTGCTTCGTTGAATAGAGCCTCTGTACCACCTTGTGATGTGTACTTTGACTTCATTGCGAAGATTAGTCCTGTTGGACCAGACATTGGCTGAACACCAGCTAAGTCATATGCTACCAAGTTTGGAGCTGCACGACGAACCAATGAGATCAAGATTGGATCCCAGTTATTGATGTTTCCGCCAGTTGAGTTTGTAGGAGCTGCTTCTGTGATCATACGCTCTTCGTTTAGAGCTTTTTCTGTATTCTCGAGCATAACAGCAGTTACTGCACGTTTGTGCTTGTCGCTAATGTTGCCAGCTGACTCTTCGTTCAGTACTGGGTTCCATTTTTCGACTAGATTGTCATAAGATTGCATCTTTTGGATTCCCTTTATTTAGATGTATTTCTGATTGCAGAAAGATATGTTTCCATCATTGCTGACACTTCAACACTAGCTTCGCCAGTATCTTCAGTTTCTTCTGCGATTGTGGATTCTACAGTTTTAGGCTTGAAGTGTGTTTCTTTAATAATAGCAACTTTGTCTGCAAAAGTTTCCTCATTATCGAATTCAATGCCTTCTACCAGTTTGGCAAGTTTCTCAACTTGTGTTTCAGCTAGGTCACGAGACGCCTCACGGATAACCGCATTACGTTTCATTGATTCCAACTCGCTTGCTGTTTCCATTGCTTCTTCAGTACGTTCGTTAAGAGCTGTTTCCAGTTCTTGTACTTGTTCAGCAAGATCGTCAACCATGTCAACTTTCTCATCTGGTACTACAATGTAAGACTCCTCGAACACGTCTTTCAACTTGTTCATGAAACCTTCAGCGATTTCTGTACGTAGGCCAGTATGGATTGCAACTTGGTTGTCTTCCATCCATGATTCTACGACATAGTTTAGGTAGCTATCAACTTTTTCAACCAAGTCAGTTTTCAAAGTAGAAACTTCCTCAGCTAATTCAGTTGCGTATGTTTCTTCCAGACGATCGATTTCTTCTGAAAGTTTTGTTTTAATAGCCGACTCAAAGATTATTGCTGTTTTCTCTTTGAACTCTTCAGAAAGAGTTGCTTCAGATTCAACCAATGCATCGAGTTCAGTTGTATAATCGAATTGTACTGCAGCCATTGCATCTTCTGCAACAACATTAGTTTCATCCGCTTCTACTTCTTCACCCATCATTTTGCCGTATGATGCAGTCAAAGATGATTTATTCATCTTTTTCATTTTACCATACATAGCATTGATCATTCCAGCTTTTGTCTTTGGAACCGGGGCTTGTGTTTTAATTGCTTTAGCAGCAGCGTCGACTGAATCGACTGACTGTACTTCGGCATTCTTTGGATCATGAGCTTCTTCCATAACGTCCTCGTCATGGAGTTCGGCTTCGATGATCGCGTTTTCTTGATCAGCCATTTTGACTCCTTACATGCTTTTTGTTTTGAGTAACGAGAGGAAATTCTTAAACTCACGTGTCTGTGTCTCATAAAGATCAGCACGTGGAGCCTTCTTAACTTCAGTCTCCATTCTTTCAATTTCTCTTGCTTCAATAATGCCGTTATTCCATACCCAGTCTACACCTTCCATAATTCCATTTACGAAAGCATTCGGTGCTGATGGATCTTGTACGATATCAACCGTATTAAGAATAAAGTCGTTTTTAACAACTTGTGCGCCATTTTGTTGCATGAGGCTACCCATACCACGAGTTGACACTCCTAGTTGAACACCGCCATCAAGTAGACCTTTTACAATCTTTCCCATTGGTGTATCCAAAATTTGTGCCTTACCCATCACATTATTTCCCTCAAATTTGAGATCAGTAATAAGATGGGATACCTTATCTAAGTTTACTGTTGGCCCCTCAGGGTGATTTAACTCTCCAACAGATCGCTTAGTTTTTACTTGTTCAGTAACGTATTTGTTTACCGCTGCTTCCATGATTGGTTTAGGGTAAACTCTTCCGTTTCTGTTTTTAGATTCAGCCATTGCAAAAATGCCTTCNATGACATAGTTCTTAGAACCGTCTTCTTTGGCTTCTACGATGCAGTTAACATCTGTCTCAGTATATTCTGTAATCAGCTTCATCTAATTAACCTTTATATTGTTTTACAAATTCAAGCCCAGCTTTTTTAGCTGAATTGAGATCACGAAAAGTGTCAAGTTTTTCACGGTCCACATAAACAGAAAACTTACCGCCTTCTTTGTGTACCATTACTTCAATGCCTTTTACTTTAGTATCAAATACGTGAGTACCTTTAGGCATGCCTTTCGACATCTTCTCGCGTAACTGTAAAAAACTTTTCATCAACATAACCTTTTGTTACATTTATTTATACAAAGAACTATTTATACTGGATGCCCGTCAATATCAGGCATTTCTTCTTCTTCCTCAGAAGTTTCTACTTCATCAAATTCCATTTCTACTTGTTCTGGTTCGTCACCGTTATAGATTTCTCCAGCAACTTTGATCTTTTCTGCATCTAATGCATCATTCATACGATCAGCCATTAATTCTTTAAAAATAGGATCTGCAGATGCATAATCTTTATCTACTACTGCATCAATCCAATCACCAATACCAGTTGAGGCAACAACTGGATCTACTACTTCTACTTCACTCATGATTTATTCCTCATCATCTTTTACAATTTTAACAGGTGTAGGCTGTGGAGCTTCTTGCTCTTGTGGTTCATCATCTTCATCATCTGTCTCACCACTTGCTTGCTCTTCAGTCATTTCTTTCTTCATCTGTTCGATTTCTTCCTCGTTCAGATTCAATATATTCTTAAATACCCACTCTTTAGAATAGAACTCGCCAACATACTGTTGAGTCATATCCAAGGTCTGCAATCTTTCTCTTACAAGTTCTGCATTTCTTAGTTCTGCAAAATGATTATCTGATGCATATTCAACAATAATATTATTGCGCCATGCTTCCCAGTCTTCACTAGTAATAATGCCTTTCAGCATTAATTGCTTTCTAAGAACCTCTAAGAATAATGTAGAGAACCTACGGCGTAGTCTATCAATAAACTTTTGAAATTTAAGTTCATCACGGTTGATCTCAGTTGATCTACCTAATAGCCCTGCAGCTTGCTCTTGCTCTAGTCTTGATACGGGTACGTTTAAAGATTTATATAGCCTCTTTTGGAAGTATATAATATCGTCTATCTGTCCTAAGTTTTCACCACCTGGCAGTGTAGAGATTTCTGTACCTCTTCCGCCTTCACGTCTTGGTAGCCAGAAGTCTTCCAACATAGACATATGTTTACGATCATCTTTTAGTTTACCAGTGTTTGCATCATATACAAGTTTATTACGATACTTGGTCATAATGTTTTTCATATATTCTTCGGCTTTACCTCTTGGTAAGTTACCAACATCAATATAGAAAATACGACGTTCTGGTGCTCTTGACAATCTATAAATCACCAGACTATCTTC